GTTATCCTGCATACTGATGCGGGTCTGTAGATTTATAGGCCCACGCAAGTCATCTAGTGTAAGGGTCTTAACTGGTGATGAATACGCACCAGCTTTTAGTTTCCAATAACCTGATCCCCAGAATAACGTACCAGCACAAGCTGTAACCATATCCCCTAAGACATCGCCAAGTGATCTATCTGCTTTGACTATGCCATTTAACGTATATCTCTTTTCTGTGCCGCTGCCAGCTAAAGTTACGTTTTCATCACATTCGTTAGCAGCAGAAGCAAAAGATATATCATCAATGGCGCTATCAGACAGACCATAGGAAGACGTTAGGAAATCACGAATACACAGAGCAGCGTTGTTGCTGTATGAAGTTGTGGCTGTTCTAGGATCATATACCTTTTTGCCTTCAACTACAGCCGTTACAAGCGGCACACCATTAGCAAATACATCTTGGTCATACTCATACCTGACGTAGAGATAGGCTATCCCAAGACCCTTAAAATTGCTGTCTACGGTTGTCTCAGCTACAAGATCACTATCTGCTGTAGTCTGTGATCCATCATGCTTCTTAATGCGGATCTTATTCTGCCAAGTATCGCCAGTGACAAGATTATTCCCATCAATACTGACAACCTCATCATTTATGTAGATGTCGCCAATGCTGTTTACTTCGTGACCAGCAAGCACAATAACCTGATGTAGATATGTGTTATCTGTGCCAGTGGCTTCATAAAAGGTAACAACACCACCCTTACGAACTTTACCATATACAAAGTCTTGTGCAGCAGCGGCCTCACGGGTGTTGACCATAATGCCAGCAGATGTCAGACCACCAAGATCAGGCTTTGGAGTAAGTGCGGATAAAGCCCAAGATGTAATCGCTGTTGTGGCAAGGTATCCAACAATGTAAGCGCCGTAGAAAGCAGCAGCGCCAGACAACCCAGCCGCAATCCCTGTGCCTGATAATATAGCAGCGCCAACGGTAAATGGGTCTCTAGGAACTCTATCCCAGCTATTCCAGTTTTTTATTGTGTAGTCACCTAGCCTGTATTTGCTCATATCTCTTTAACCCATGCTTGGTGAATATAATCTAAGGGCAAATATAGCACACCTTCCTTTGATAAGAAAACAGCCTTAGTGCCTGTGCATATTCCCATCGCTACACCTATAATCCAAGTGTTAGATTTTTTAGTAGTAACCAATGCCCCAAGTGGAGGAACATGATTTATTGGCTTTAATCTGCTGCTAATCTTTTCTGGCAGTTGCTTTACCTTAAAGCCAAACTCTTTTTCCAACTCTTTGCGGCGCAATATGTTAGAACCCTCTCCGTAACGCCCAAGCCAATCGTCAGCCCAGCCTTCATTGTACATGGCTTTATAAGCGTTATTGGTAAAAGTAAGGCAATCGTTCTTGCCCCATTCAAAAGAAATATCACTTACTGACTTCAAGTAGCGATTTAAGCTCTCTCTCTGCCCCATATGACATCCTTATCTTGTAGGTCAGCAACAAATGAAAAGAACGTATCACCAGAATGACGGGAAATATGGTTTTCATGGGTATATCTGCGATTGCTGGCCTTCTCTAAGCGTATCAACTTGCTTTCGACAGCAACAGTAATAACACTTGTTTCACCGCTATCCTCAATGCTCATGGTGTTCATAACACCGCTAAACACCTCTATAGGTGATGATGTATCTGTAGTACCGAAGTAAACCTTAGCTTCACGCCTTTGATATGGCTCAGTCAAGGCAATAGAAACCAAACTGGAAGGTACACCAGATAACGTCAGAGTTATGTTTTTCGCTGATAGATCATTGACCTCTTCAAGCCCCCCAATGGAAAGCAAGTTTCCCGATCCAGTATAGGTATCAACGCCAATGGTCAGATCACCGTAGCCTGTCCAAAGACGAACTGGTGACGTATCAAAATCAAGCTCAACCGCATAATACGGCTGAACCTCTGGTTGACTAAGCGCCGTAAGCAGCGCTGATGGTACTGTGCGGCTCATACTGCTTCTATCGCTCCGAATGTTATGCCGTATATGCTGGCTTCATTTATGCTAAAGGCTTGCTCATTACTTGCCAGCCTAAAGATCCCCTGTGCGCTCTGCACAGTCACAGCAGCATCATCTGCTATACTAGTGCGCACATTAGGCCAAACATCTACTGTAGCGCTTCCTGTGCCATCTGTATCAACATCATTCAGCACCTTGAACAACTGACGATTTACGCCTGTGCCAATCTCCATATAATCGCCAGCCTTTAAGTAATCAGTCTGACTTGCCGGTGCGCTATCTATGGCAATCGTATCACCAGACGATACAGCGCCGTCAACTAGGATCGTATCAGTATCCCTAGCTGAACCTAATGGCGTAGTAGCCGCTGGATCACCCAGATAAAACGTGCCTAGCTGACCCTTCAGCGAAATAAGCCAAGCCACCCATCTCTCCGCGTCTTCGCGCTTCATGGATGGCAATGTAACGTCTGCCTGCCAAGCCTTGCCAGCATAAGCATGAGCCTGACCCGCGAAGGTAAAGGGCGATCTACTGTAGGCAACTGCATTAGTCGCCCTTAACTCTATCTGAGCTATGCCTGTATGCGTAGGCAGCGCTAAAGGATAACTGATAGCCATTATGCAAATGCCCTTCCATATGATCCACCACGCCGCTTGGCGTCTACTACAGCAGCCTTCGCGCTGTCTGCTATCTGTGGCATTAACTGCTTAATCTCAGCACGTACGGTTTGCTGTACGCCTGTGGAGACGTTGATTGTTTGGTTGACTACTACGCCGCCACCGCCGCCAAGCTTATTGTTGGGAATGATTGTTCCACTTCTGGACGGGATCATAAGCTCTGGGCCTCTTTCGCCAACCAGATATGGGCTACCAGCAGAAACAGGGCCACCAATAGCCCTTGGCGCAACGGGTGGGGCAGAATATTCGCGTGGCATAAATGCGCCTTGAATAGCCCCCGTAATAAATCCCGTGATCTGTTTGACTACGAAAATACGGTAAAGCTCAGAGATAATATCCGCAGCCATTGACCTAAAGGCGTCCTTAGCTGTTGCAGTACCTTTCACGACAGACATCATTGAACGCTCAAATGAACTGCCCACCATTTCAGAGGCTTCTTTAAGGCGCTCAATTTCAGGAACTGTATCAGACTTTATGACGTTAGCCAGTTCTTTTTGCGCGGCCTTGGCGTTCCTTATTTCGTTATTCTTATCCTGCAGCGCCTTAAGAGCCTCTTTATTCGCTGCATCCTCTGCGTACAAAACAGCAAGGCCATCTTGCATCTTCTGCAATCTAGCGCGCTGCTCCTTTGAGGTGTTGTTGCGACCTTTTTCTAATAGCTCTTCACTAAGCCTGACCTCCTGAACGGCAATAGCTTCCTTCATGCTTACAATTGCTTTTTGCAGTTGCAACTGTGCCGCAGTATCAAGGCCACTATTTAATAGCTCAAGCTCAGTATTGTATTTCTTAGTTTCCTCTTTAATAGCCGCAACCGCTGACTTCGCTTCGCTTGACGCAGTTGAGAAGTCCATAAAGGATAAGCCAGACTTTTGAGCGGCTACACCAATAGCGGAAAAGATGGCAACACCCGCACCAAGCAATGCACCCACTGGGCCGAATATACCAAGAAGCTGAGAACCCTGCTGGCCGAATGCTTGCATCTTGCTTGTGCCGTTAGCGATTTGCACCGCGAAGTCACCGACTTGATAGCCAACTTGCTGCAAAGCACCTTTGGCAAACTTATTAGTAGCCACAGCAGTTCTATTATATTGCTGAGATTGCGCCCGGAGCGCTCCGCTTGCTCTTTGCGTTGCCGCGCTAACACTGTCCACTTGCTTACGGACATTGCCTAATTGCCGGAGCGCATCACCAGACTGAACGCCGACGATAATATTTAGATCACTGGCCATCTTTGCTGCGCTCCTCTAGAACTTTATAATACGCGATCCATTCATTATACTCATCAATGGTGATTTCTTCAATCTCAGCTATTGTTTTGCCAAGTTTTTCAGCCAAGGAAATCACATTCATCCTGAATGGATCGTCAATTAGTTTTTTTCAAGCTCCTCCACCGACTTACTGGTGACAAGGCGAGAGGCCAAACGCATAACAACCATTGGATCTCGATTGTCAAACCAAGCCTTATCCCCGAAGTCAAACAATTTTTCGCCATTATCGTCTAGCGCCTTAATTATTATTATGTGAACCTGAATTTCAGCTTCAAGAAGGTTTTCCATGAAGTTTGGATAGCGCTTATTTATCTTCCTATACTCTGAGACTGTCAGAGGATAGAAATTAACCTTGAGAGGTTGGCCATTGACCAACCACTCAGGTATCTCTAACGACTTAATTTCAGCATCCGCAACTTCAATCTGCGATACAATTGACATCTATACGGTTCCAATCGCAAACGCACCATCAAGTGTTAGCTCTGCGCTCATGGTTGCCAAGCCATCAAGTGTCGCGCCTCTTTCAACGGAAGTGACCAAAAATGTACCTGAATACTTAGTATCTCCCGCAGAAGATCCTTCTGCATAGAATTCACAATCAACCTTGTCTCCTTCAGACAAATCTTGCTGCACCGCATCATCAGGATCAAGATACAAGCTTAGGCTTCCAGACCCAGATTTGAGGCCAGAGGTAACTGTTCTGCTAGTATCTCCCATTGATGTTGTGTCAATGCTCTCAGCAGTGGTGGTGACAGTCCAACTTAACAATTCACCAATTGTAGCAACGGAGCCGCCAGTAGTGACCAGCTTTACGCTTCCGTTAGAACCGAAATATGTAGCCATAGCGTTTCTCCTTTACTTGGCTGCTTCTACATCATTTAATGCTGTAACATATCTCACTGAATAAGTCAGCTTCGCAACCCCTATAGGTTGCTCCGCATCCCCTGAAAACTGAATTTCAGTTCCAGTAAGCACAGCCTCTTTTGCAAGACCGTTGACCGTAAAGTCACCGGCTATTGCCTCTTCGATCTGGACAGCAATAGCATCCACATCATCATCAAATGTTGATGTCGCCCTAACATATACATCAACATCAACCGTTAAACTTCTGTTCAGATCGTTCAAACCCATATTCAAGCGGTTTGATACCTCTGACCCCGTATATACAGTAATCGCCGGTAGGTTGGCGTCAGTCAGCGGATATACCCGTGTAGTATATACGCGGCTAGATACCAAAGTAGCTCCAGTGGAAATAGTGCTGGCCATTCTGTCGCGTATCTGCTTGCGAACATGCGCCATTATACTTTCTCCAACTGAATTACCGTGACACCTGTGCCATCATCAATCCACGCCTGAATTGTATAATTCACGCTGTTTATAACCATAGCCTGACCTTCAGCGATAGAGGAAAGGTCAACCGTGCGACAAGTCAATCGCGGCTGCTCTTGATGCACGACCGCGAACCCTCCAGCTTCAATCGGAACTGTCTCATTGTCGAAGATACCATTTATCGTGCCGCCGCTATATGTAACGGCAGTCGCAAACTCATCAACATCGAATATATTTGATAAATCATCTGCAAATGGTATCGCCATCGTTAGCTCTTTTTCGCCCTTGTAGTCTTAGGCTTTGCAGCCCGATCAGTCGGAGCCTTAACAGGCTTAGGCTCAGGGGCATTATCAATGCGCCCATATCCCTTTAACGCAGTCGCTTCATCTGCGCCTAACTCAACTATATCGCCCGCTTTTCTAGCTTGACCAGCAGCAACACAGGATTTCAGGATAATATATTTCATCTTTCGCCCCTTATTGGAAAGGAGGGCCAAGTGGCCCTCCCAAGTTAGCACTCTTATGCACCATCATTGTTGAATGCAAAGCTTACTGCGTGACGTACAGCTACGTCTACAGTTTGCAGTGCAACAATCCGCACTGTGCCTGAGCTAGACGCAGTGTATGGATCTACAACAATGTCCAAACCGCCATACATGCCGATCAACAAGTCAGCAAAGTTGCCGAAATACAGATCACCAGCAGTAACTTGGTTTGATACGATTGCATTGTAGCCGTTCATTGACCCATCTGGAGCAACTACAAACTGGCCTGAACCAGCGTCTTTTGCAGTTGTTTTCAATGCACCGTACATGCTGGCTGGCAGGATGTAAGCCAAGTTGCCTTGCAGAGCGTTGTCTTCTGCTACCGCAGTTTCCATCGCTACAACTTCAGCAAATGTTGGGTTAGCTGCTGCAAAGTCAGTTGGTGTGTTGATGCCTGATGTGTTCTTCACACCAGTTGGCTGACCAGATGATCCTGTTCCAGCCAATGCACCCAGATCAATCGCCAGAGCGATAGAAGCTGTCAGATCATTACGCACCAATGCTTCAACATCCAAA